ACATTCAGTTTGAGCAAATCCAAGTAGGATATTCCCAACCAAATTTTTCTCTTCTTTGGTTAACCGTTCGTTCCAATCTTTTACATCACCCTGCATAGGGATTTCAGTATGTAACCAAAATGCTTGTGCTTGTTTCAGCCATCCTTCTGTATAATAGATTGGGTATTCGAATGGTTTGAAAGGAATTCTTTCTTGGAATAATTTGCTCATTTTATAACCTTAATATTATTTGTTTTCTTCTACTGATGCTTTTCTGTAATCTGTTACAAGTTTCTTGATTTCACCAATGTGTTTTCTAGCTCTCGACTTAGCTGCTTTTGAAGTTCCGTTGTGTTCTTCTTCGAATTGAACAAATAAATCTTTAATTTGTTCAAAAAGTTCTTGTGAATTTGCCATAAATTTTTTCCTTTTTTAATTTAGATTAGAACCCACTCTTTGGTGAGTGGGTGTTTATAATTATCATATATATCCAAAAACGAAATGGATTTTTGATAATATTTTTTAAGTTTTTTATTTTGTTATATTAACTTAGTTTTTTATTATTGGGTATAATAATTTTTTGATACCCTTACCCCATATTTTCTACATATTTCTTATGTAAAAGTTTTTTCGTTTCTAATGCACCACTTGCTGCTTCTTTCTGTGCAATAACCCCATCTGGTGATGTTCCATCATAAACTTCGATATATCCTGTGTTGGTATTCATTTTACATGGGAATGTGATTCCGTCTGGTCCAAATCTGTTTTTCATAATGTGAGCACGAGCAGTATCATTTAATTTATCTTTTGATTTTCGACTCCAACTCATAATGAAATCGGCGTTCATTACTTTTGCATAAGAATCTGCAATCTTATCTGCTTCAATTACTTCACTATCAATTGCTGAACGGTTGGTTTGAGATGCAGTCCATACTGGTATCTCCAATTCTCCACTCATTCCTCGAAGGTCGATATATACTCCCCCTTGCTCTGCATAAGTAGAGTCTGACTTATTTGAGTGGGAAAGTAAAAGGTCAGCGTAATCAACTATGATAACATCGGGCTTGTTATCTAACGTAACCATTTTCTCAATATGTTGCTGTAACTTCTTTACTGTAACACCTTTTGGCGGGAAATATTTAATTAAGAGTTTCCCTTTGAGATTTCTGATTTTTGCTTTAACCTCATCTTTTTTATCCTTCAACTCAGCGGAGGGGATGCCTGTAAACACAGTATCGTATCGAGCACCAACATAGTGTTCTGATAACTCCATTGTGTAATGTACCACACTCAAACCTTGCCGAACAGCTTCTGCACCTATTGCGGTGAGAATCCATGTTTTACCAACACCCGAAGGTGCAACAACTACTCCCAATTCACCTGGTCCTAATCCACCATCCATTAAATCGTTGATAGGTTGCCATTTAGTTGGAACAGTTGTTCTATCCAAATCTTCAGTACGAGAATCAAAATCTTCAATATAATCCATACCCAAGTTGGTTTCTTGACCAACTTTCATGGCCTTATCTACTAAATCTTTGATTCTATCATAAGAACCAGCTTTTAGTAAATCAACTGATTGTAAGATTACACCTTTAAGATTTTGATTAATACAGAAGTTTGTGAATTCATTTTTTATGTAATCTAAATCTACATTACCAACTTGAGTAAAAATATGTCGAAGTTGTTCAACTACCGTTTTCTTTAAAACTTCGTTATCTACCTTTGATAATTGTGATTTGAATACATCCAATGTAGGAGGTTTTCTGTACGCTTCATGATATTCAAGTATCTCAGATACAATCCACTTGTTAGCATCGTTCTCAAAGAACTTAGAAGTGGTTATTTCACTAATTGTATCAAGAAATTTGTTATCAGTAAGAAGTGCAGAAACTACTTTACTTTGAAATGATTGCCCGTATTTCGATAAAGTATCTATTTGTTCTTGCATTGACTCTTTTTTAAAACTTGTACAAAGATACGAAAATTATTTGAAGAATCCAAATTAATCTGTGATTAAATTTCCAAATGTGGTCTTGAGCCAATCATTAATATCTCCAAAGTTTCCAATTACTTTGTATTTTAGGAGGATTTTCATAAAATCCATTTTGTTTAGTGGTTGGATTTCTTCGTTGAATCTATCTAAAACTTTCATTTTAATTTGACCCGATATATCAACATCATCCAATTGCATCAAATCTTGATTTAATAAGATTTGTCTTTTTGATTCAAGAATATCTTTGTAGATTTTAATTTTACCTTTTGTTTCTTCAATTTTAGTTTCACATAAATCAAATAAATCATCTACTGATAATTTATCTTCGCCTGTTATTTCAGGGAATCGTTTTACCAATGTTTTAATTCCACATCCATAAACACCGGGTATGTTATCTGATTTATCACCATCTAAAACTCTGTAAAGTAAAAGGTTTTTAGATTCTATTCCAAATTCTTCTTTTACCAACTTTTTGTTGTACATTTTCTTTTTGGTGGGTGACCAAACGATGGTAGTGTCATTAACTAATTGGAGAAAATCCTTATCAGTTGACATTATCACCGCTTGTTCATCTTCTTTAAGAATTTGTGTTGCGATATAAGCCATTACATCATCGGCTTCTACACCATCATAAATCATAGTAGTTAGAGGAAGACCGTGTAACATTTCGTTTAACCAAACGAATTGCCTTTTCATAGATTCTCTTTCATCTTCATCGTTCATCAAATCAGCGTACTGACGATTCACTCTAAGTTTGTTTGAATCTCGTTGAGCTTTATATCCACCAAACGCCTTCTTTCTTCTTTGGGAGCCACCTTTCCCATCAAATACTACAACAACACGAGTCGGTTGAGTTTGTCTGATTGCATATCCAATAGATTTCAATACACCAGTTACACCACCAACATGGTCACCATCATCATTCATTGTAGGAATAGATGACCAACATCTGATAAATGTGTTTAAACCATCGATAATCAACACACGAGAATTCTTGTGTTTATCGATATTTTGGTTGTGTTCTACTTCAACCGATTCTAAAATGTTCTTGTAGAGTTCTTTCATACTATCAGTTGTTTATCATCGAAATACTTATCGAGTGCCTCCAATCTATCATCTGAATCTACTAACAATGCTAAAGCTTCTTCAGCATTCTTATAGAAATCTTCAGTAGAGTGGTCGCCAATACCAACTGATTTTTTATCTAATAATTCGAGAGATAAAAGTGCTTTGGCTTTATCAGCTTCGGCACTCTTTCTCAACATTGTAACTAATTTATTCATATTTTATTCACTTTCTTCGGCTCCTTCGGAATCACGTTCCATTGAATCAATATCAAGTGTATCTGATTTATATTGTAAGATTGTAGATTCACAAATCTTTTTATAAATTTGTTCTCTAACATCTTCTCTCTCATCCATTAAAGGAATAAAATCCTTAGATTGAAATTTCAGTTCTTCACCTGTTTCTGTGTCAATGTAAGTGTACCAAGCACCGGCTTGTTTTACTAATTTGTTTTCTTTCATGACTCCTAGCCATGAACCATAATTGTCGATTCCTCTATCAAAGTAAATTTCAAAATCAGCCGCCCTTAATGGTGGGCCCATTCTGTTTTTAATTACTTGACAACGAACCTTCATCCCAACAACCTTATCGTTGCCGTTTACCTTTTGTTTGATTTGTCCCATATTCTTCAATCTCAATCTTACAGAGGCATGGAAAGCAAGAGCTTTTCCACCTGAAGTTGTCCATGGGTCACCAAACATAGCATTCATTTTTTGTCTTAACTGATTTGTAAATACCAAAGAGATTTTCTGTCTACCAATCATATTGGTAATCTTTCTCATCGCCTTTGATATGATAATTGCTTTATCAGTAGCATATCCATCTTTGTTGTAATCTGCTGCTAATTCATTCTTAGTTGAAGCAGCTGCAACTGAATCTACTACGATAGTAACCAATTTATCTTTATCAGTTTGTCTAACTTTTTCAATGATTGTTTCAGTAAAATCAAAAATTTGTTCAACTGAATCCGCCGATACATAGAGAAGTTTAGAAACGTCAACACCGATTGCTTCTAAAAATTCTCTACTTACCGCAGTTTCTGTATCAATAAGAACAGCAACTCCACCTTGTTTTTGGGTTTCCGCTAACAAGTGAGCCGATAGTAATGATTTACCACTCTGTTCTAAACCTGTAACTTCTGTAATTCTACCAACAGGTAATCCACCATAAGGGCGATTGGAAATGGCCACATCCAACATAGCTGCTCCAGTCGAAATCCAACCTTGAACATTTGTTGGTGCTTCATCTGAGTCCAAAAAGAAAGCAACTTTTTGGTCTTTCGAATTTTTGTTTAGCTCACCCGCCAGGATGTCCGCTAAATCCATTTCTTTTTTCGCCATTTAGTAAATATTAGTTGTTAAATAAATCATCAAAAGCTGCAGCTACATCATCAGTTTTTGTTGAAGTTGATGTTGTAGCAGGTTGAGGAGTTGATTTTACCTCAGTAGTTGTTTGAGTTGAAGTTGAAAGAGATTCTTGTGAAACTGATTCTTCACCACTTTCTTCGTTAGTTGGGTTTAACCAACCTTCCAACACTCCTTTTAATTCATCATAAGATAATTCTGAATATAAATCAGTAATCTCAGTTTGTGATTCTAAAAAGTTTGTTGCTCTTGATTCATCTTCACTCAAAGGTGCAGTAGATGGTTTTACCCGAATAGTAGTAGTAGGATATGAAGTACCAGCTTCTTCTGCTGATTTGTACTCGATTGTTAAATCTCTACCACTTGTTGGGTCGGTGATATCACCATAATCAGGGTCAGCAATGTAACCAAGAATTTCTTGATATACAGTTTTACCAAATCCCCAAAATCTTACTCCTTCACCTTCTTCACCTCTAACGATAACAGGTACGAAAGTTCTTAACTTAGGCTCCATAGCCTTCGCTGCTTTCCAATCATCTTTATCACCCATTCTTTTTAGTTTATCC